GGGGCCCTACTCTTTAAAACAAACACATTTGAAGTAAATCAATGTCCTTTTTGTGTGAACATTAATTTAGATCTAGTATATAATGTCAATTTAGTCATCATACTTATCAACAATTTGAACTCGTTTTCAACATCATACATGTTACATGCATATTTCACACATAAAGCTTCTATTAAACAATTCCAATTGTACCATAATTTCAAATCTAACTCGTAATTATGTGTTTTGCAAACTTCCCTTACACTTGGTAAATCACCAAGCATACAACAATAACTCATATTTCTTGCATGCAAATTGTCGCCAGTAGCTTCGTGGACACCATTTGTTATTTCAAACCTACGCCTTAATCTGATTATATCTGGGCCGCTTTCACAAACGCCGTCACGTCGTTTATAAACTATCATTCGCAAAAACCCACCTTGATCTTGATCAATCGAAGCTTCTGAAACCATGTTATACCTTAAAGAACTATTTTCACTTATTTCTTTTAAAGATAATTTAATAGAAGACACGATTAAATTGTCATCACCTAAAGTGACCATCAATAAACACCCTTTGCCTAATTTAACAATTAAAGTTCGTTTTACTATTATATTAACCAATTCATTTCCAATTGCTGTAGTTGCTTGACCGGTGTGTCGACTTGCATCACCTGTAAATTTCAAACCAGCACCATGTGCTTTCCAATCATTGTGTACTAGTCTCCAAATATCAACTAAATTACTGTTCATACCTAAAAGTTTGTATAATTCCATTTCGGTATCCAAAAGTATATGATCGGTTTGTCTATCTTGTTTTTTTAAATCATCTTCAATGAAATACACATTATCGGACACTATCGTGTTAAATAAGTTACTAATTTGCATAGGTGTCATTCCATCCGTGTAAACATACTTAGGTAAGCATGATTTTTTGTAATTTTGTTTGACTTGTTTGAAAGCGCTACTAAATATCGTAGTAATTCCTTTACGTTGCCAAACAATAAGACGCAATCTTTGTTCGTCTGTAATATTGGGCATGTTATTAGAGTAACTATATAACAATGTATCTTTCATCCTAGATTCCAATTTTGCATGTACGTTAACGCGATCTAGTCCGTGAATATCTAAACCTTCGCTCAACAAAATTTCTAAATCTTCTGAAATTTTAACGCAATCAGGTCTTTCTTTTAACCAATCACAAACATCTTGTACGTTTAAATAAATGGGTTCCAAGCTATCTGAAAAATTTTTAACGAAATAAGTTTCAGCTACTAATCGAGCGTCAATTTTTGGGTCAACAATGTGTTTACGTAGCGTTAATTTTTTTCCAAATAAATCAGAAACTGCTTGAATTGGTGCCATATATCTTTTAGTGTGAGCAGGTTGACTATTGGTTGGATATAACGTTAACATAGTTTTTTTGTCGAATTTGATTCCAGTAAAATCAGCTGTATACTTTAAATTAATTTCTGAATGTGGCAATTCGATCGTTCCATCTAACATAGCTTCGTCATCATCCCAGTAATTCATTACAATAGGATTGTGTATGTTTACAAAAATATCATTGTTCAAATTACTTTCGTCTAAATCTTTCCCAACGTAAAATGTACAATTCATGTTAGCCGCTTCGCGCGTTACTGGTTCAACAAACCAACTTTCATTGTCTTTAAAAACAAAATCGTTTATGCAAGTTAAAGAATTGACCAAAGAAACAGTTTTGTCATCAAGCGGTGGTTTTTCAACTTCTTCGGCTATAATAAATTTGTTGTTGATATCCACCATTTTGTTTGCACCTCCATACCATTTTTGTTTGATAAATGATTGATCATTATCTTCAACATAAATATACGAATGTTCCATGTTTTCCCTACCTTTACCCGTAACTGAAATATTTATACCTATTAATGCATTAGGTACCCACAAAATAAAATTGCTATCTAAATGCACGTAAACATTATTGTTAGTAAATTCATTTACAATTGTCAATTCATAGATAACGTCATCTGTTAAATTGAGCAAGTCATAATTTAAATTTCTTTTCGTGTTCAAAATAAGATCATGACCTTTAACGTGATTAGAATCGCGTAAAACGTCTTGAATTAAATCTCCTGATTTGCACAACGAATTGACAAGTTCATTTGCATTCATTACGTTAAAACTGTTTTTGTAAGGAATCCCTACGCCGTTCCATTTAATTGAAATTTCATGATAAGTTAAATTGTTGTTGGCAATTAGCCAATCGTGTAGCTTAAATTCATGCTTAGGGTTGCAATTAATGTTGATGCAAGGGCCATTTTCGCTGATTGCCAAATGCATAAATCCTTGATGTTTTAATGCCGCCATTTCTATAGCATCCCATTGATAATTTCCCAATATAATTAAATTGTGTGGTAATTTAGACATTAACAAATCGTGAGATTTTAAATGATGATGGTTACGGTTGTCGTTGCTAGCAACTATTAAGGTTGTAGCCGTAGGGTCGACTAACACCCCAGAAAATTTATTATCGTGTTGGTTATCATAAAATTGATCTGAAGGTTGAAGAAAACCATATCGTGTATCCGGATCAATAACAACTTTATTAACATAGTTGAAATCATTGTCAATCAATCTTACACCTATGTCTATGCAAAAGGTTGTTGCATAAGTAGCATTGCTTAAATCGTAATCTAACATTAAAGCATTTCTTTTATTGATTGAAACACCCAATGTCAAATTATAACCGTAAGGACTTCTATAAGCATACACTTTACCGGCTATAATATCATCATTAAAACGAATGTCATACTTAGTCAAATTGTTTTTTTCTATGTTGATAATACTTTTATTTGCTCGTCCTAATACCAAATCAATTCTTCCTTTCAATCTATTAATCATATTTGAATGTTTAGCTTTGTCAAACCATTCATTCGCTAAATATTTGTTATAATTTATTAAATTGTTAATTTCCTTTAAATCAGCTAACTCTATTCTGCTCGTGCTATTTATCATAATACGAGAAATTGATAACTCTTTGAATGATGTAATTTTTGGATTTGATGTAAAATTGGCGTTCACTACAGTGCAATGAGCAACGCCTGAAGGTTGAGCTATTAATTGTAAAATTACAATAGCGCTGTTGCTTACTATATAAGCTTTTTTATGAATCAAACCTAAAATGACAACGTTAATTTCTAATGCATTGAAATACATAGCAATATCTTCTTCATGCACAAATTTTGGAATTTTAAATTTTGAAGCTAAATTTAAGACATCATTAGTATTTTGTTGTGTAATTTTCGCAGAAAACAGTAAACATTGCATGACACAGTTGGCATCACTTTTAGGAGAATATATTAATTCGACGTCTCTTATATTGTTTACATCGTACACTTTGCAAGGTATTAATTTCAATGAGTTGTTAGTTAATTCTGAAAACCCTCTTTCAAGGAAATTTAAGCCATAAATAAATTTGTTATTTCTTACCCTATGTGCACTAGCGTTTGTGTCATTACCTAAATACAAAGTTGAGTTATCTACAATCGAGTTTATTACATCTGCTTTAGTGATCCCATACATATTGTCCATTCGAACCAAATCTCCTAATTTATTTTTATAAGGTTTAAGCCTTATGGTGCCTGTGGATAAATCAACTAAATTACTGTAAATTACCAATTTATCTTTATATGTAAAAGTTAAATCAATTTTTAATTCTTTGACAAACACTTCATCACAACCATAATAACAAATACCATTGCTTGCTGATTTAAATATAGAAGTTACTTCTTTGATGTTAATATTTTTATTGCCTAAATATAAGCCATCTAAATAAGTGCTATAAACACCAAATGGGCTAATTATTAAATTTTTATGTTTGTTGTTCAATATTATATCATTGAAACATCTGTCAGTCCACAACGAATAATTGCTAGGTTTAGCTCCATGAATTCTAACTTTGTAACCCAAAACATTTAATTTAAGTGCAAAGAACAGTCTAAATATAGCACCTTCTCGCGAAAAACTGATTGTCCCAACGTTAATAAATCCAATTTGAGACAATAAAGAACTATTTTCACCTATATTAATATGTTTTCCTAAAGTTTCAGCTGGACTACGCTCATTGCTACCTATTGTCAAAGCATAAACATTAATAATTTCATTTTTGTCAATGTTTAATGACAAAAACTTTTCAACCATTCGTTCAATATAAAATTCACTAACTTCATAATTAATAACGTTGAGTTTAGATAACAATCTTTTGTCAAAACCGTGAATTTCATCACTTAGAATTGTGCTATGTTTAATTTTCGAACTGATTAATCCTAAGAAAGGATTGTAACCAATAACATCCACAATTTCCAATTTATCAGGATGTGAAGCTATTTTTGTATTTAAATTGAGTTTGTCAGCTTCGTTTAAACTGTCAATTAATCTATCTATCATCATACTGCTAGATACATGTTGTGAAGTACTATCATTAAAATTTTTCCCTTGTAAATCATAATTGGCTTGTTCTTGTCTGTCATCAACATTAAGCTCTTCATTATCATTATTAAGTGAATCATTTCTTTCATTTTTAGCAGAATGTACTAAAGATTGCAAAATTTTTTGACCATTTTCAACATCAAATAGTTGTGTATTTAAAGGAATAATAGTTTTAATCCAACATAAACTGAATTCGTCAACAATGTACAAAAATGTGTTGTTACCAATCAATATTTTGTCAATTAAATGATGCTTATTTTTGTACATATTAAAAGTAAAATCATCTATGAAAATTTTGCAGTTAGTAGATCGAGTCAACCAACTGATCAAATGTAAATTGTTATTTTTCAGTTTAATGTTACAATTGTCAAATTTCAACGTATGTATTGCATTAATAGTCATCTCTTGTTCGTCAATGTAATTGTTGTCAACTGTCATATCTTCATCATAAGATATCGCCTCATCATACAAATGAAGCCAATCATTGGGCAATACGACGAAACCTCCAGACATGAGTTGTAATTCGTCAGTTATATAAGTAAGTTTGCCTTCATGTTTACATAAATTAGATTTGCAATTAAAATTTACACTTGTTTGCAATTTATAAAGCTCGGCCAATTTGCAACACCATAAACAGTTAACGTTCATTATTCTATTATTCTTTTCATCCAAAATTTCGTCAACATCAAAAACAATTTCGTCTGATATTAACGGCGATGTGATAGTTAATTTTTCACCGAACTTAAATAAGGTTTTTTGTAATTTATAAATCATGTTAGCCCACCAAACGAATTCCCCATCAATCTGTCTAGAAGATGATAATCCGTTAAATTTAGCTTTAATGTAAGAATCTAAATCATAACTTTCTGCTTCAAATCTCTGAGTGTCCAATAAACGCCTAACCAATTTATTTTGAATGTTATCTTGATAATTTTTGCTAGAAAATACACGTTTATTGTTTTTTGTTTGTAACCTGATTTTTTCCATGTTTTCTAAGAAAGAACTAAAAATAGTTATTATTTCATTTGACTTTTCTGATAAATAATTTTTCAAATCGATTAACAATTCATCAATTTGCAAAAATTTAATAAATTCAGCTAAATGCGTAGTTAAACTACTTATTATAAGCGAAGCTATAGTGATCTCTTTATTAATTAGTTTGTAAGAATTCACTCGCCAAAATCTTTCTATCCAAACGATGTTAGCTAAACAAATAGCATCATCACTAGATATTTTATTTACGTTAACGACAGCGGACGTAGTGAATTGTTGTGTGTTGATTAAAGTTCGAGCTTGGATTAGCAAATCGTTATATTTGGTGTCATCACGTAACGCTCGCCTACTTAAATTGTTGTAAGCTTTGACGTTTATTTTCATCATTTTCAATTGTAATATGGATTTGTGTTTAATTATACTAGCAGGTGATAATAAAATAGTGGGCACGCCAACCATCATAAATTCATCATGATTGCTAAATACGTTAACATTTAAATTGTGTTTAGCTTTCGTAACTTGATAATGTAAAATTTCTTGATGATTGGCCAAAACATCAAATTTGTAAGTATTTATTCCATTGGAAAAGAAACCAGTTGTTTTCATCATTTCTAAAGTGAATTTAGAACATTTGTAAGCTTTGTCATCATCAGCCAAATATATAAACAAATTGTTGTTTTTTTCTAAATAATTCAATGATGTCCAAAAATGTACAATCTCGTATCTTTCCAACAAACTAATCCAATCTTCAAAATTGTTTTCTAATATTATAGGTCCCGTTACATAAATTGATGCTTTTGGATTCGTCCATTCCAAATTGTTAATATTCAATTTAAATTTAGCAAGTTCAGTATATTTTTCATCGTTAGCAGAAATGTTTGACAAATGTTTGATCATACTATTATTCAAACTCAACAAATTAAGTTTGTAAATTATTAATGCGTCAGAATTTATTAATGTGCTCGTAGCTAAATTAAACGCTTCTAAAACGTATGTTGTCAAAGGACTGTTAGTAGTTAACTGCATGTTTATACTATTGTAAGTGTTCAATAACAAGTGTACATGATATATATCATGAACTGCATAAATTCCATTGTCCAAAACATCTTGTCCAGTAGACGTAAATAATTGATTAGCATCGTAATATTTTTCAGCTAATTTATAAATTTTTGTTGGTACATGTATTAATTTTGCCGCATAAGCTAAACTTGCTATTTTCCTTTTAGCATTCCTGTTTGCAATGTTGTTAATCACTGCAGTTTTGTTAACAGTGTGCCAATCTAAACTTTCGGCCATGCCAGGATAACGATCCAAAGCACCTACCATGCCGGTGTAAGAGTTAACCACAGATTGAATTAATGAGTTGGATCCGAATTCGTGTTGGTAAACATCAAAAACTTCTAAACAATGTTGTAACACGTGTTCTTTATCAAAAGTGGTTTCATTAATTTCGTATTGACCGTTTATTCTACGAGCAACAGAACATTTGCCTGTTGTTTCATTCATTTGACTAAAGATAGGATAATATTCTAAAGGGTCAAAACCAGTGTATTCTATTGAAACATCAAATAATAAATTGATTTTATCGGATATATGTTTGTTATCATATTTATGCGACCACATTAATTTTTCAAACAACCAACTTTGATTTAACAATTCAGCACCGAATAAACTAATACGTTCATAAAGTACTAACTTACCACATCGTTCATTTAAAAATTCACTTGGCAAAATATTGTTGGTATCATATAACAAACTTTCGATTAAATCATTCGCTCTTTCTCCAATTATCGATCGGCCGCCTAACTTAAAGTAATCTTTTGTAATTCTTGCTTTTGTATTATCTGGCCAAATGAAAGTTAACGCTCCACAAGCTGCACAGCTGCGAGATGAAGAAACAACCAAAACGTTTGAAAGCGAACCAGAAAAG